AAGACGCTCAACGCGATATGATTGGGCTATTGACCAAGGAACCGACCGTTTACCAATTGCCCGAGCGTTTGGAGTCGTACAAGACCAAGGCGAGCAACGAGGGCGAGACCGTCGCCGAATTGCAACGCCGAATTTACGACGAACAACTCGTACCAAGCCGCGGCGGTCTTTTGCTGGATATAGTCGAGGACAACGGAACCGAAACGACGCCCGCGTCCGTCTTGTACTCAACCGAACGTATCGTAAATTGGGACGACGAAAACTCGCCCCCGCGTTGGATTGTATTAGATGAAACGTGCCAAGTATTGCGCCCGGGGTCGTTGCAACGCGAGGACAAGACCGAGTTTTTGTTGCTCGGATTGGACGGGAACGACGAATATTACACGTATCGTTTTAAGACGTGGCAAGAGGGTTTCGATATATCCAACCCGCCCGAACCCGCCGAGGGCGCAAGCGCGGACGACCTTTACGCCGCCAACTATCCCGAGCTTTTGGGCAAGCGGCTAAACGTCATACCGTTTACGTTTTTCAACGCGACGACGATATCGCCCGACCCGGAATTGCCCGCTTTGTTGCCTCTTTCGAACCTTTCTCTATCCGTTTACCGGGGCGAGGCCGATTACCGCCAAACCCTTTTTATGCAAGGTCAAGAAACTCTATTCTTAAAGGGCTTTACCGACGAGGAAACGGCGGGCCTTTGCGTTGGGGCCGGGTCGTTCATTCGAACGAACAACGACCAAGCCGACGCGGGGTTTATCGGAATCGCCGCCGCCGGGTTGACCGAGTCGCGAGAATCGCAAGAGTCGTTAAAAAAGGAATGTAAAAACCTCGGCGTCGAGCTTATGGAAAACGGCGCCGAGTCGGGAACCGCACTAAATACACGTCTCACCATTCGAACGGCGTCTATTGCCGACGTCGCCCGGGTTTGCGCCGCCGCTTTGCAAGAGCAATTGACGTACGCGGCGCGTTGGCTGGAACTTTCCGACGCCGAAATCGACGAAATAAGCGTAACCGCGCCGTCGGACTTTTCCGACTCGGGCGCGACGCCCCGGGAAATGCTCGACCTTTGGTCGGTAGTACAACAAGGCGGTATGACTTTGGAAGACTACCACGAATGGTTATCGGAAAACGATTTTACCGAGTTGCCGTTCGACGAATGGTTGGACAAGGTACAAGCGACGGGCGGGCTTGCGCTCGGTGATTTCTCGGAACCGCCCGAGGACGACCCCGCGGAAGATGAATAAAGACCCCCTAATCGAACGATACCAAGACTTTTTAGGCCAAGAGGCTTGGCTATCCGAGCAAATACAAAAGATTTGCAATAGGGCGGTTGATGAAACCCGTATGACCCGTTGTCAAGTTGCCGGGGTACTTATGGATTTGGCAATGTCCAAGCTCGGGCGCCCGGCTAACTTTTCGGACGACAACGACGAGGGCGAATAATGCCGACCATTAATGACGAAATACAAGACGATTTTATCGCGCATCAAATCCGGGTAATTCGGTTGTCGACTTTCGTTGGTAACGAGATAAAGCGCCGTATAAAGCCGACCGAGGCGCCGACAAACGCCGCAATTGCCGACGAATTGCCGAACCTTACCGGGCAAGCGAGCCGCCGCCAAAACGCGGCGTATGACAAGCTCGAAAAGAAAGTTAGAAAGACCCGGGGCGCGGGTATGACCGCGGCGGCGAAATGGAACGAAAAAGAGGCGGTCGAGTTCGTACAAGCCGAGTTTGATTTCGTACCGGATATAATTAACGACAACTTGCCGTTTACGTATTCTTTTTCGGCCCCGACGACGACGTCCGCGGCGATTACGGCTTACGCTCAATTCAACGGGCTAACCCTCAAGCAATGGCATACGAAACTCGCCGACGCCGACGTTACCCGGATAATGCAAGCCGTACGACAAGGCGTCGCGAACGGGCAAACGACCCGGCAAATAATCGCCGCCGTAAAAGGCGCTTACCGTACGACCGAGAACGGCGCCGAAATGCTCGCCCGGACGACGACGAACGGACTTAACAACGCCGCGAACAAGGCGTTTTACGAGGCAAATACGGACGTTATCGCCGCCGAGGTCTATTCGGCTACCCTAGACGCCCGTACGAGCGCCGTATGCCGCGGGTTGGACGGTAAACGGTACGAGGTAGGCCAAGGCCCGCAACCGCCCTTGCACCCCAATTGTCGGTCGGTTCGGGTTCCCGTCGTTGACGGCGAGGGGCTTATCGGCGACCGCCCGAGCGTTGGCGGTACGAACTTTCGAGCCGAGGCCCGGAAACGGGCCGGGGCCAAATGGTCGAATATGACGACCGGGGCCAAGACCGCCGCCGCGAACCGGGTACGCAAGGAATACGGAAAGCGGATTTTCGGCTCGGTTCCCGCCTCGACGACTTACGAGCAATTCCTAAAGCGGCAACCCGCGGCATTCCAAAACGAGGTACTCGGCAAGCGCAAGGCCCAATTATGGCGAAAGGGCGAGCTTTCTTTCGACCAAATGTTCGATAGTCGAACCTATCGGGAATTATCGCTCGCGGACATTCGCCGACGGTACGGCGTCGGGTAAAAATACAACCATATCCCCCCAATGCGGGCGCTCGTTATTTAGGCGGGCGCCCCTTTATTTTGAGGTCAAAACCCGGAAAATCCGAATTATTTTGACATTTTGTCATTTTGCCCCCTTGAATATGACATTATTTCAGTTATAATTAACAGTATGAAAAGAGACCGCCAAGAAACCGCAAGCAAAACCGAGGAAAGCGAAATGACAACCGCCGCCAACAACAACACCGCCGCCGCAACGAAACCGGAAGCAGAAATGAATGACGCCGAATTTACGGCGGAAATCAAGAGACTTAACGCGATTTACGAGGTAAACAACGAACTCGCCGAAAAAGCCGTTGACGCAATCCTTGCCGCAATGGACGGTTACGTAATCAAAGACGTAAAGGAAATTGTCGGTCAAACCTTTATCCGAGTTCGGGTAATCGGTCACGGTTGGGAAGTCTCGGCGAGCGTACTTAGTAATCACGTACACGTTTACGCCCCGGAAAGTTGGGGTTACGGTCGTACGTGCGCTTATACCGAGGCTATCGCAACCGCCATTTTTTGCGACGGCGTAATCGAGCACGACGACGACCCGACCCCGACGGACGACGACAAGGCCGACCGCGAGGGCGAGGACGGCGCCCGGCATTTCGAGCAAGAGCAAGACGACCGCGAGCCGACCGACGACGAAATCGCCGCTTACGAACGCATGATCGACCGTATCAAGCGCAACGCCCCCAAGACCGACGCAAAGGACGCCGTCGAAAGAATGAAAAAGGCGATTAAGCACAACGAAAGCGTTGGGCGAGCATTTGCCGAGCGCGGCAACCAAGACCGCGCCCAAGAGGTCGTACGCTGGAACGTTTGGCTTAGAAAGCAAATAAAGGAATTGGAAACCGAGGGCGAAATCGTCGCCCCGGCCCCCAAGAACGCCGCGCCTATCATTATCGCCGCCGTTATCCCCGAGGACAAGGCCGAGGCCGAGGAACCCGTCGAGCGAAAGAAAACGTATTGGCACGACAACGGCGAATACCAAGAACTAGCCGACGAACTCGAAAAACTTATCCCGGTATCGGGCGAGGTCGAGAACGCGGACGAAAACCCCAAGCTCGAAAGGTTCCGCAAGGTCGGCAACGCCTATCACGACTTGTTCAACAATGGCGGCGGCAACCCTTGTCGCGGCACTGCTAAGTATTTCCCCGGTACAATTTCGCTGGCAAGCGTAAGCGAATGGGACAAGGTTTACGAGATTACCGAGCCGATCATGTCCCGAGCGATTCTCAAGGCCGCGAAAGAGCAAGGAATTACGCTTGACCCCAAGCCGACCGACGACAAGCCCAAGGCCGAGGCAAAGAAACTCGACCTTTCCAAAGGTTCGATTTACTATAACGCCCCGGTCGGCCCGGACGGGCGCGAGTCGTTGACGGACGACCCCGAGGACGACGGCGAGTTCGACAAGTGTTTCAATTGCGACAACCCGAGCGACGGCATTACGGGCTTTTGCGAGGCTTGCAACTTTCCGGGCCAAGAGAACGAGACCGCCGATTGGGTTTGTTCGGTTTGCAAGAAAGAATACCAAAACGCCGCAACCGCGCACGTCGACAACGCCGGGCGCCCGTATTGCGACGATTGCGCGACCGCGGAAAAGATCGCCGGGACTGATTACGACGCGCCGAGGACTAGCGAGGGTTGGCAAATCATTGTCGACGACGCAATCGCCGAACAAGCAATGGCGGAATTTGCCGCCGCGGGCGCCGCAAACGCGAGCGATTACGCCAAAACCATTAAAGCCGAGCGTTTGAACAACGCCCGGTTTATCGCCGATACCGTAAAAGCGGCTTTTGCGGCTTGGAAAGAGGCGAACGCCCCGAAACCCGCGGAACCCGCCAAAGTCGCCGAGAACGCCCCCGCTATGGACGACAAGGCGGAAAAATCGACAATCGACCATATCGACCAAGACCCCGAGCTTAAAAGTTACGGCGCTGTCTCAATGTTGCACGAAATCGTATACGCATTGACGACTAAGCATTATTCTCCGGGTCTTTCCAAGCCGCCGACCTCGGCCCCGGGTCTTGACGTTTACGCCTCGGTTTGTCGACTAATCAAGCAAGTACACGGTTACGAATGTACCATAAGCGACGTCGATGAGGCGTTTGTGCGTTTTCAATCCTAAACCGTTCTTTCCCCGGTTGGGCGTTCCCCGTTTGGCGGCGGGGGGCGCCCTTTTTTCGTTTTGGTTGAACAACGCCCCCGGGCGGTTTATCATAAGACAACCAAACGGAAAACCAAAGCGAGGGTTTATACGAATGCCGTTAAAACTAACAGTCGACAACTTGGACAACGTGCCCGAGGGATTGCGGGAACATTACACCGAAACCGACGGGGCGTTTACGCTTGCCGTCGAGGGCGTAAAGCCATTGGAAGATTTCAACCGGGTTTACGGCTCGCTGGAAAAAGAGCGGGGCGAACACAAGGCGACGCTTGAAAAGCTCAAGGCGTTTGGGGGAAAGACCCCGGCGGACTTGCTCAAGCTCGAAACCCGTATACTCGAACTTGAGGCCGCGGGCGGCGGGGAACTCGACGAAACCCAAATCGAAAAGATCGTTAAGCAACGACTCGTACCTTTCGAACACCAAAAGACGCAAGCCGAGGCCCAAATCGCGGAACTAACCGCCGAGCTTGACCAAATGAAAACGGCGGCGCTCGGGGTAAAGAGGAAAGAGGCCGTATTGCAAGCTATCGGCGACAAGGTGAACCCCGAGTTTCACAAAGACTTGATTTACCGGGCCGAGCGCGAGTTGTCGTTCAATTCCGACTTAAACGACTTTACCGACCAAATCGGCTCGACCGTTGCGGATTGGGCGGCGCGTCAATTGCGCGAGACCCCGTCTTGGGTCGTCAAGTCGAACGGCGCCGGGGCAAAGGGCGGACAAGGCGCCCCCGCGAGTTCCGAAAACCCATTTTTGCCGGGTAAGAGCTTTAATCTTACCAAGCAAGGCGAATTGCTCAGAAGCGACCCAAAGCGGGCCGCGCAACTCAAGGCGCAAGCCGCGAGCGCAAACTAAACGAACCCCGGGTCGACATGGTCGCCCGCCCCGGTTGGGAATGTCCCGTCGGTAAGCAACAACCAACAAAGCAAAAAGGAAAGGTCAAGAAATGGCTGTAACCAAACTTGCCGACGTAATCGTACCCGAGGTTTTCGACCCGTACGTTACTCTTCAAATCCTCGAAAATTCGACGATTCTTAATTCGGGAATCGCCGTAACCGACCCCCGCGTAAACGCTTTCTTGCAAGGCGGCGGGCAAACCATGAATATGCCGTTTTGGAATTCGATTGTTACCTCGGACGAGGCCAACGTTTCCAGCGACAACGACGCAAACCAGGCGGTTCCGAAAAAGTTTACCGCTGGTAAAAATATCGGCGTTCGGCATGGTCTCAACCAAAGTTGGTCGTCAATGGACTTGGCGGCGACCCTCGCGGGTTCCGACCCAATGGCGGCGCTTGCAAGTCAAGTCGTCGAATATTGGGACGTTCGCTCACAAGCTCGCCTCGTTGCGTCAATGGTCGGCGTAATTGAGGACAATATCGCCAATTTCTCGGGCGATATGGTCAACGACATTTACGTCGCCGCCGCCCCGACCGACGCGAACCGGATTTCGGCGGACGCTTGTATCGACGCTTGGGCGACCCTCGGCGACAAATGGGAAAAGGTAACGACCATTTCCATGCATTCGGTCGTCTATTTCCATCTTCAAAAGTTGAACCTTATCGACTTTATCCCCGACGCTCGCGGCGAAACCATGATCGCAACGTACCAAGGTAAGCAAGTAATCGTAAACGACGAAAATTACGTCGATACGACCGGGCTTGCAAAGTATTACACCTTGTTTTATGGCCCCGGCGCGGTTGCGTACGCAAACGAACCCGCCAAGGTTCCGTCGGAAGTCGACCGGGATATCCTTTCGGGCGACGGCGGCGGACAAGAAACAATGGTTTCCCGGCAACAATTCGTTGTACACCCCAACGGGTTCTCGTTCGACGCGACGGGCATTGCGGGCGAAAGTCCGACTATTGCCGAACTAGTCGCCGCGGCGAATTGGACTCGTAATGTTGAGCGCAAGCGCGTTCCCGTTGCTTGTCTCGTCCACAACGGATAGACGGCGGTTTTACCCTCGCAATATCGGGCGTTGTCGCCCCCGGGTAATGGCGCCCGATATTTGCAAAGGTAACAACAAAAACAAAGAGGTTTACCCCAATGCCGAAAGAATGGAAAACGCTTACCGAGTTGCGCGGAATCGCAAAAGACGCGGGCGTAAAATCGGTTCACAAGAAAGACGCGCCCACGTTGCTTGAGGCGTTAACCGCCGCGGGCGTTGAGGTATGCGAAACCCCGACCGACGGCAAGAGCGCAACCGTCGTCGAGAAAGAGGAAACCGCGACCAATGGCAAAGATACCGCGAAAGAAACCAAGCCCGAGACCAAAAAGGCCGGGGGCAAAGGTTCCGACGTTGAAAAATGCCGGGAACGCATTGCCAAGGCTAAGGCCGAACTACTCGCCGCCCGTTCCGCGTTAAAGGACGCGCTCAAGGCGGAAGCCAAGGCGGGCAAGGCGCCCAAGGTCAAAAGCCATATCGAACTATTGAACGAGTCGAAAAAGGCCGACGAAAAGAGCGAGGCTATCGCAAAGGCCCGGGAAATCCGAACCTTGCGTCGGCTTGCTCGCGACGGGCGCCAAGCGTACACGATTGAACAAGCCAAGGCTCAAGGCAAGGTCAAGAAATGACGTGCGCGAGTTCAAGCGGCAATATATCCGACTTTTACCGCGGCACGACGAAAACGTACGCAATAACGGTCGAGAAAGACGGTTCCCCGGTCGACATTACCGGGGCGTCGATCGTCGCGACTTTCAAGTCCGACCTTTCTTTGGCGGACATTGACGCGGAAATACAAAAGGCTGGCGTTATACTCGACGGGCCGAACGGCTCGGCACAAGTGACCCTAGAGGCGACCGATACCCAAGTCGAGCCGGGAACCTACCATTACGACTTTGTTTTAACCGAGGTCGGCGGCGAGGTTACCGTATTACTCGCGGGCGAGGTCGCAATTCTCGACCATGCCAACGACTAGGGGAATATATGCCTTTGTACGAGGACATTATCGACGCCGTAATCGTCGACGATACCGTCGCGGCGGAAATAGTCGACCAAACCCTCGCGGTTGAGGTTTGCCCCGCCGAGCCTTTGGCGGTCGATCTTGGCGACGACGGAATCGGCGCCCAAGTCGTCGAGGAAAATATAAAGGTCGAGATTGAAACGGCGCAAATAATCTCGGTCGGCGGCGTATTCAATTGGATATACGAGGAATACGCGCTTACGGCGTCGCAAATTACGACGGGTTCTATTTTCCTCGGCAATACACCTTACGACCCGGAAAGCGTACAATTATGGGTCGAGGGCGGCGCCCCATTGGTATACGGGGAACATTTTATCGTTACCGGGTCGACCTTGAGTTGGTCGGGCCTTGATATAGACGGAATATTGGCGGAAAACGACGTCGTCGGCGTTCGATACGTAATAAGGTAAACCCCAACAAAGGGAACAAAGAACAATGGCAAAGACCAAAGCAAAATGGATTATCTTTGACGGTAATTCATTAGAGGCCGACGGCGACAACTTGCGAGTTAGAGTTGTAACCGCCGGGGCAATCGAACGAACCGCAACGGGCCTAAACGTAAAGTCGCTCGGTATTACCGACGCAATGCTCGCGGGCAATATCGCATTTTCAAAACTCGCCGACTCGACGGTTATTGCTCGGCTCGACCAAAACGAGACAATCACGGGTATTTGGAATTTCGCCGCGGGTTCGGAACCGACGATCGACGGAAAAGAGATTTCGACTAAAGAATACGTCGACTCGGTCGCCCAAGGTCTCAAGG